GTTTCCCAGTCACGATCAGCCGGCCCCTCTAAAAATTCCCCGGAGGGACATTTTAGAAAAACAAATCCATAAAAATATGCTATTTCGTTAAGCTGTCATGTCTTTTTGTCTAATATTCGAACTACTCTCCTCGAATTAAAGGCTTTTTCAACATGACGGTTTAACGAAGTAGTATAAAACTATAAGAGGAGGAGAGTAAATATGGGTGAAACTACTAGAAAACAGAGATCATTGAGACCAGCACTTACTCCAGAGGCTAGAGAAGATCAACTTGTGGCCCTTGCGACTAACCTGGCAGAAAAACAATTGTTAGACGGATCAGCGTCATCACAAGTTATAACTCACTATCTAAAGATAGGTTCAACTAAAGAGCGAATCGAGAAAGAAATCTTGAAAGAGCAAAAGGAAATGATCAAAGCCAAGACTGAACAACTTAAATCAGAGAAGAGAGTTGAAGAGTTGTATGCTGAAGCATTAAATGCTATGAGAAAATACTCTGGTCAGGAAGTGTCTGAAGATGAAGATATACAAGAGTTATAGAGAAATGATAAAACTAGACAATTATCAAGACCGACTGGACTATTTATATATAGGCGATAAAGTCGGTGGAGAAACTTTTGGTGTTAACCGATATCTTAATCAAATGTTCTATTTATCTCAAGAGTGGAGACATGCTAGAGACACTGTTATAATAAGAGATGGTGGTTGTGACTTAGCAATTCCTGGATGTGATATAAGAAGTGGTAAGATTATGGTGCATCATATAAACCCAATAACGATCGACGATATAATCCAAGGTCGATCATGTCTAACAGACCCCGACAACTTAATATCGATGACTATGAAATCGCATAATTATATACATTACGGTATACGAAACACTGAAACTAATTTCTACGTAGAACGAAGTCCTAACGACATGTGTCCATGGAAAAAGTAAAGGGGGTGATTAATTGTTTAACAGTGTATTACTATCTATAAAACAATCTATAGGTGTACATCCGGAAGATACAAGTTTTGATGGACAAATCGCCATGCACATAAATACTGTTTTGGTGATATTGAACGAATTAGGAATATCTGAAGTTGCTGGGAAACGTGTTGAAGATCAGTTTATGGACTGGGAAGAACTATTAAATGGTAGAACGGATATCGAGAATGTTAAAACTTACATTGCGCATCGAGTCAAGATGATGTTTGATCCACCAACTAGCTCTGCAGCAATGGAAGCCATTCAAAGAATCATAAACGAACTTGAATGGAGAATATGTAAATAACAACAGGGGGTAATAAAATGGATGATGTTAAAGTAGAAGAATACTTGAAACACTATGGCATACTCGGTATGAAATGGGGTAAACGAAAAGGATCGTCACAACCGGTACAAACAAGTAATAGACGTATGTCTAAAAAAGAATTACAAGCTAAAGTGAATAGACTTAAGCTAGAGCAAGAATATGCAAAATTAACAGCAACTCCAAAACAGAAATCTAGAGTAGAATCATTAGTTAAAACTGCAGGTACAGTAGCAGCTTTAAGTACTAGTGCATTAACCATATACAATAATATGGACAAAATAACAAAGCTTGCTAAAGCTGCTAGAGCAGCAACTTAATAATGGCTTTATCCAATACGGCAACGCCAAAATATTATGGTTTGTTTAGAGATGCTGTTATAAGAGGTGAAATACCTATATGTAAAGAAATTAGTATGGAAATGAATAGAGTGGACGATTTAATAGCAAACCCAGGCGTTTATTACGACGATAAAGCTATTGATGGTTTTATAAACTATTGTGAAAATGAACTTACTTTGACTGATGGTAGTCCACTATACTTATTGGATAGTTTTAAGTTATGGGCAGAACAAGTTTTCTCGTGGTTCTATTTTGTAGAAAGAAGTGTGTACGTCCCTAACGAAAATGGCCATGGCGGAACGTATCAAAAGAAAAGGATTAAGAAACGACTAACAACTAAACAATATTTGATAGTTGCTAGAGGTGCTGCCAAATCAATGTATGCATCTATAATTCAGAATTATTTCTTAACAATTGATACTTCTACAACCCATCAGATAACAACAGCTCCAACGATGAAACAAGCTGAGGAAGTTATGTCCCCTATACGAACTGCTATAACTGTATCAAGAGGACCACTTTATAAGTTCCTAACAGAAGGATCTCTACAAAACACCACTGGTTCAAAAGCTAAAAGAGCCAAACTAGTGTCTACTAAAAAAGGTGTAGAGAATTTTATGACTGGTTCTTTATTAGAAGTTAGACCAATGAACATAGCAAAGCTTCAAGGTCTTAGACCTAAAGTGTCAACTATAGATGAATGGTTATCAGGCGAGACTAGAGAAGACGTTATAGGTGCTATAGAGCAAGGGGCTTCTAAGATGGACGACTACTTGATAGTTGCTATAAGCTCTGAAGGTACAGTTCGTAATGGGATTGGAGATACAATCAAAATGGAGCTTATGAGTATGTTAAAAGGTGAGTATATAAACCCTCACGTTTCCATATGGTATTACAAACTTGACGATATAGAAGAAGTAGCCCAACCTGATAAGTGGATTAAAGCTAATCCTAACATAGGAAAAACAGTAACTTATGAAACATATCAATTAGATGTTGACAGAGCTGAAAAAGCTCCAGCAGCAAGAAACGATATACTGGCTAAGCGTTTTGGAATACCAATGGAAGGTTATACGTACTTCTTTGCATATGAAGATACCATGTTACACAAGCATAGAGAATATTGGAATATGCAATGTGCTCTAGGAGCCGACTTATCAAGAGGAGATGACTTCTGTGCTTTCGGATTCTTATTCCCACTCAGCGATGGGTGTTTTGGAGTCAAGGTTAGGAATTATATAACATCTCTTACTCTTACTAAATTACCATCTGCCATGTACTTGAAGTATCAAGATTTCATAAATGAAGGAAGTCTTATCGTTATGGAAGGTACAATACTGGACATGATGGAAGTTTATGACGACTTAGATAGATTTATAGAAGAGTCACAATACGACGTTAGCGCTTTCGGATATGACCCATACAACGCGAAGGAATTCGTTAATAGATGGACTCAAGAGAATAGTGCTTATGGAGTAGAGAAAGTTATCCAAGGGGCTAGAACTGAATCGGTACCACTAGGAGAACTTAAGAAATTAGCCGAAAAGCGTAAACTGCTATTCGACGAAGAAGTTATGTCATTCGCAATGGGTAACTGTATTACTATCGAAGATACAAATGGTAATCGTAAGCTTTCGAAGCAACGTGCCGATATGAAGATTGACCCATTCGCAGCAATCATGGATGCGTTCGTAGCTTATAAACTACACAAAGACGCATTCGAATAGGAGGAATCAAAATGGATAATCCGATAAGTATGTTGAAGCACGCATTCAGTCTGTTTTCCAACAAAAGTCCTACTTACAGACCTGAAGGTTCTAGTTATGGCGTTAGACCTAATAGAGCTACCTTTACTAGGGGTAACGAGCGTACAATAGTAACATCAGTTTATAGCAGACTTGCCATGGATGCATCAGCTATTGATATTAGACACGTTCGTTTGGATGAAGATGACCGATATGATTCAGAGATAAGCTCACAGCTAAACAATTGTTTATCCGTAGAAGCTAATATAGATCAAACGGCCAGAGCATTCTTACAAGACATAGTAATATCTATGCTAGATGAGGGTTGTGTGGCGGTAGTTCCAATAGAAACCACATTAGATCCAACGAATACTAACTCATATGATATATTATCAATGAGAACTGGTAGGATAATTGAATGGTTTCCTAGGGATGTTATCGTTAGATTATATAACGATGAAACAGGTATGTATGAAGATGTACCGCTTAAGAAAAGTCAAGTGGCTATAATAGAGAATCCTCTATATGCAGTCATGAACGAACCGAACTCCACCATGCAGAGACTTATTCGTAAGTTAAGCATTATGGATATAATAGACGAAGAGTCTAGTTCAGGTAAGTTAGACTTAATTGTTCAACTTCCGTACTTAGTTAAGTCAGAAGCTAAAAAACAACAAGCCGAAGACCGACGTTTACAGATAGAAGAACAGCTTAAAGGTAGTAGATATGGTATAGCATACATCGATGGTACTGAGAAAGTTACTCAGTTAAATCGTAGTTTAGAGAATAACATGATGAAACAAGTTGAATACTTAACAAATCTGTTATACTCACAATTAGGAATAACACAAGGTATATTAGATGGAACAGCTGATGAAAAGACGATGAACAACTACTATACTAGAACTGTTGAACCTATAGTATCAGCAATCGTATTAGAATTTCATAGAAAATTCTTGACTAGAACAGCTAGAACTCAGAAACAAGCTATTCAGTTCTTTAGAGATCCGTTTAACTTAGTTCCTGTAAGTGAAATACCTGAAATGGCTGATAAGTTTACTCGTAATGAAATACTATCGTCGAACGAGTTTAGACAAATAATAGGTAGAAAGCCGTCTAAAGATCCTGGTGCTGATGAATTAAGGAATAAGAACCTTAGTCGTCCAGCAGAGGATGATGCGACTTCAAATAATCAAAATGAATCACTTAATTTAGACAAGGGGGATGACAAAGATGTCAAAGAATAAATACGATTTTGGTGGATGGGCTACCAAGTATAATGTCGCATGTTCTGACGGACGTACGATATTAAATGGTGCTTTTAAACACTGTGACGAAAACGTAGTACCACTAGTGTGGAATCACACTTATACTGGTCCTGAAAGTATCATTGGTAAAGCAACATTAGTTCATAAAGATGAAGGAGTTTACGCATACTGTGAATTCAACGAAAATCCTACTGCTGAAACAGCTAAGGGTTTAGTTAAACATGGAGACATAACTTCACTATCTATATACGCTAATCATTTGAAGCAATCAGGAGTCTATGTTAAACATGGAGAAATTAAAGAAGTCAGTTTAGTGTTAGCTGGAGCAAATCCTGGAGCAAGTATACAAGAAGTTCTAGTTCACGGCGAGGTCGATGAATCTGAAGCTACTATATACAATGATCCTGAAGGAATTGAACTATTCCATGAAGATAACTCTGAAGAAGACAAAGAGGAATTATCTAATGAAACAGTTGCTGATGTTTATGACACTTTAAGTGATAAACAAAAGAAAGCTGTTGCGTTGATAATAGATCAATTAGCTGATGAAACATCAGAAAATAATGAAGAAGATAATAAGGGGGACCAAGACATGAAACACAATGTATTTGATCAAAATAAGGACCAAGGTAGTGAATTAAAACATTTCGATTTCGCAGCTGCAATGACTGATGCTAAAAGATTAGGTAGTTTAAAGAGTTCAGTATTAGAACATGCTGATAACTACGGTATTAAGGAGATAGAAACTCTATTCCCAGAAGCTAAGGACATATACAACAAGCCAGAGTTTATTAAAAGAGATACTGGATGGGTTGCATCATTCTTAGGTGGAACACACAAGACACCATTCTCAAGAATCAAAGCTATGTATGCTGATGTAACTGCAGATCCAGCAAGAGCTTTAGGTTATGTTAAAGGTAACTTAAAGAAGGAAGAAGTATTCTCACTATTAAAGAGAACTACAGAACCAACTACAATATACAAAAAGCAAAAATTGGATAGAGATGACATAATCGATATCACAAGCTTTGATGTTGTTGCATGGATCAAGTATGAAATGAGATTTATGTTAGAAGAAGAATTAGCTAGAGCAATCTTAATCGGAGACGGTAGACAAACATCATCAGATGATAAGATTTCTGAAACTAAGATAAGACCAATCTACAACGATTCGGACTTATACACTATCAAAGCTGCTATATCTACTACAGGAGATGAAGCTAAAGAATTTATCAAAGCTGCTATAAAATCAAGAGCAGAATATGAAGGAACTGGAACACCAAACCTTTACACTACTGAATCAATGTTAGCTGATATGTTATTATTAGAAGATAACAACGGTAGATTCATATACGACAACCCTGCTACTTTAGCTAAAACTTTAAGAGTTAAAGAAATCATAACTGTTCCAGTAATGAAAGACTTAACTAGAGTTTCTGGTGGAAAGACTTACGACGTTAAAGGTGTTGTAGTTAACCCTAACGACTACTTCGTTGGTGCTGACAAGGGCGGTCAAGTTTCAATGTTCGACGATTTCGATATAGATTACAATCAACAAAAGTACCTAATCGAAACTAGATGTTCTGGAGCATTAGTTAGACCAAAGACTGCTATAACACTTGAAAAAGTAAGAGCATAATTCAAAATGGGGCCTAGAGCCCCTATAATAGATACGGAGGTATAATATGGATAAGAAAAAAATCGCAGAGGTTTTCGAGACATTAAACGATGATCAGAAAATCGCAGTTGGTGAATTATTACAAGGAGCTTTAGAAGGTGATGAATCTATGAAGCATTCTGACATCGATCAATCAGAGATATTAAGTGCTGGTAAACGTATGGGTAGCTTAAAGGATGCTGTTTTAACACATTCTCAAGGATATGGTATATCAAATATCAATGAGTTATTCCCAGAAGCAAAAAACTTAAATAATCCTCCAACTTTCCTAAATAACAATGTTGCATGGGTTAATAAGGTGTTATCATCAACACATAAATCACCATTCTCTAGAATTAAATCAATGTTTGCTGACATAACTGGAGATAGCATAAGAGCTAAAGGTTATGTTAAAGGTTCATTAAAAGAGGAAGATGTATTTGGGCTGTTAAAGAGAACTACTGGACCTACAACAGTTTACAAAAAGCAAAAATTAGATAGAGATGATATTATTGATATCACTGATTTTAATGTTGTTGCTTGGATTAAGTCTGAAATGAAGTTAAAGCTTGACGAAGAATTAGCTAGAGCAATATTAATTGGTGACGGAAGACTATCATCAGACAACGATCACATTGATCAAGAATGTATAAGACCTGTATTCAACGATTCAGACTTATACACTATTAAAGCTGCTATAGACACTGAAATTCCTAATAAATACAAATCGTTCATAAGAACTGCTGTTAAAATTAGGAAAGATTATAAAGGATCAGGAGAACCGACTCTATACACTACTGAAGACGTTGTGTCTGAGATGTTATTATTAGAGGACAGCAATGGTAGAGCTATATATGGTTCAGTTCAAGCTCTATGTAACATTCTTAGAGTTAAAGAAATTGTCACAATTCCACATATGGAAGGCTTAGTTAGAGAAGTTGAATCAGATGCTAACACTCACAACGTAATGGGCATCATCGTAAATTTATCAGACTATAATGTTGGATCTGATAGAGGTGGAGAAATATCAATGTTCGACGATTTCGATATAGATTACAATCAACAAAAGTACCTAATCGAAACTAGAAGATCAGGAGCTCTAACAGTTCCATATTCAGCTATTGTTATAGAAGACGTTGTCGCTCCAGCACCAGTACAAGAACCAACTGGCGTAAACGACGAGTCTGTAGAATAATTCAAAATGGCTAAGTATAGTGGGGCTATAGGATTTGCGACTAGTACTGAAACCTATCCAGGTGTCTGGGAAGAAGTTATAACAGATCGAAAGTATTTTGGGGACTTACTTCGAAGCAGAGCCAACATCCAACAAAATAATGGTGTTAATGGTTCTGTTAATATAACTAATGAGATAAGTATTATAGCAGACCCATACGCTTATGAGAATTGCTACTCGATAAGATACGTGACGTTCCTTAATAAAAAATGGTGTGTTACAAGCATTGAGATAGAATATCCTAGGTTAAAAATTACAATAGGGGGATTGTATAATGGGTAGTAGAATAGAGTTTCAAACTCTTCTTCAAACTATAACTAAAAACGTTTATTACCAGTCCCCAGGAAACACGAGTATGAACTATCCTTGTATATTATACTCTAGAAAATCCATAAGAAACACAAACGCTAGTAATAACGTTTATAAACAAGACCGCTCCTATACAGTAACAATTATCGATAGGAATCCAGATAGTGTGATAGTAGACAAAATAGCACTATTACCAAACTGTGCCTATGATAGAAATTACGTTAGTAACGGATTGTATCATGACGTATTTACAATATATTATTAAATAAATGGAGGAATTAAATTATGGCTAAATTAAAATGGGATCAAGCAGGCGAAAGACTTTACGAAACAGGTGTTACTCAATGTGCATTATTCGTTAGTGATGGAACAGGCGGTTATCAAAAGGGTGTAGCATGGAATGGTATAACAGGAGTTAGTGAAAATCCATCAGGTGCTGAACCTACAGCAATCTACGCTGATAATATCAAATATTTAAATCTAGTATCTAATGAAGAGTTTGGAGCTACTATAGAAGCATACACATATCCTGATGAGTTTGCAGAATGTGATGGTAGTGCTGAATTAGTAGTTGGAGCAAGATCGTGACTGGGAAAC